AACCAAATTATTAAAACTGATCGTCAAAATCACTACCAGAGTCAGATGAACTAGTAGATTCACCTTTGCCAGATAGCATTTTAATTACACCAGAATATCTAGGTACGATAATTTCAGTAACATATCTTTGATTGTCATTAGCATCTTTATAAGATCTAGTTTCAATCTCACCTTGGATATATAACTGTGTACCTTTCTTTGCGTATTTACCCATTGTATCTGCAATACGAGGATCAAATACTACAATTTTATGCCAAGTTGTTTTTTCATTATCTTTTATTTTTTTGTTTGTAGCCAAAGATAGATTAGCAAAGCTATCACCATTTTTAGTTTTTTTAAGTTCTGGATCAGCTCCTAATCTACCAATTAACATTACTTTATTTATCATTTTTCTTTAACTCCTTTACGTTTACTATTTTTATATTATTATCAAGTTTACTAGATGCTCTGCCTTTTTGTAACTTTTCATCAGGCATTTCATCTTCTGAATATACAAATCCATGTAAACCTAATAGCTTAAGAACACATCTGTCATAAGCTCTTTTTTCTGCCATTGCATATGGATATGAGTTCTTAGTATTTTTAGGTGAAGACTCACCATATGATACAACTTGATATTTATTTTTATCTTTTTCCATCTGAGCAGTACACTTAACTACAACAATACCATCTGCAGAATTAGTTTCTATTTCATCATATGAATATACAATATTATTTTCTGCACCTGCTTGTTCAATGAATCTATGATACATTACCCAAGTTCCGTGGCAATCCCACAAAGCTTTGTATTGACCTTGCTCATCTTTAGAATCAAGATTTAATTTTTTAAGTATAGCTAATGCTCTACTATCAATTGGTTTACCCATCTTACGTTCCTTTCTGTGTGTATAGTTTATTTAATTCATGCTTACTGACTTTATACACATAAGCCTTAGCACCACTTAAGTTTTTTCTTTTATCAGTTCTTTCAATCTTACCTTGTTTATATAACTCAGTAACTCTTGGTCTAACTGTAAAAGGACTTAAATTTAATAATTCAGCAACTTCGTCTGAAGTAGCACCAAAATTACCTTTATTACATATAACATCATATACTTTAACTCTTATAGTTTCAGCACCTGCTTTAATTAATTCAGCTGCTTCTAATGATGTACCGTTTTCTTTACTCCCTGGGGAGTATGGGTATAATTGTTTCTCCATCTGTAAACTCCTTACTGTTAAAATTTTCAAAACTAATATATTCTGGTGGTGCTTTCTTAGTTTGTACAAAGTGCCAAAATAATATTTCTGCATTTTCTAATTGATTTTGAAACTCTTTGTCTTCAGTTACTTCCATAACTTCATATTTCATGTTACCAAAAAATACAGAAACATAAACTTTTGGATAACCAGTAACCATTAGATAATGTTGTAACTGTGCTTTGTATCTATCAGAAATTTTCTTAGGATTACTAAAAGCATTAGTATGTTTACATTCTAATATTGCTTTGTCTTCTCCTAATATTAAACCATCTACATGAGCATACATAAATGGATATTTAGTATGAAAAAATGTTTCTTGTTTTCCATCAACTTTTAATCCAGTTTGTTTTGTAAACCAATCTATATTAAAACTTTCTGTATGTATTCCCATTTGCACAGGCAATACATCAGATAAATCTACAGGTTCTGTATCACCAGTTTTTTCTGTCCATAATTCATGCCAGTCACCTTGATACAATCTAGTTGCATCTGATCCACCTATACCTTGTTTTCTATCAAACTCTTTATTCATTTTTATTTTTACTTTCTTGGTTAATAGTTTCTTCTGTTACTTCTCTCCAATCCCAATAATGATTATCTAAATAATCTTTAAGATCATTAAGTTCTTCTTGCTCTACTCCATTTACTCTTATTACTATTTTATGAGTTATCATATAGTCCCCCCAATTTTAAAGTAATGTTTATCTTCTAAATTTATTGACAATGGCACGAACTTGTAAACCACGTTTGGTAGCTTGTTTGTTTTTAATTTCTTGCCATTTTTTCTTTTTTTCTTCTTCATGTTTTAACCTCAACTTTTCTATTTTATTTACATATTCCCATGGTAAAGTACCATTAAGAATTTTATTTGCAGTAGCTACATAAATGTCTTCATCGTACTCAATTTCTTTATAAAACTTGAGCAAACGCATACGAAAAAGCATTTGTCTATTATGGGGAGCTGAGTAATCTACGTTACTCTTTCGTCTCAGATTCTTTATCATTTACAAATGTTCCCTCTTTAAATTTAGCAACAAGATTTTCTAATTCTTTTTCTTTAGATTTAAATTTATCTGTTATAGACTTAGCTTTAACAAGATAATGTATAGCGTCTAACAATTCTTCAATTGTTTCTTCTATCCATTCATCTAAAGGTCTATCATTAGAATCCATTGTTTTATCAAACTTTTCCATGCCTTGCATGTGTCTGGATAAAACTTTGTCTACGACCTTGTTTACAATAGGATCATTTGTAACTTCATGTGAATTAAAGTTAGGATTTATTGTCATTTTATTTGCACCTTTTTTGTTAATGTTATTTGCATATCTAAAGCATCTGCCCAGCAGCAGAATAACCAACCACTTGGTTTTCTTATTCCACATTCCCATTTAGAAACTAAGCCTTTGGCTACCCCCAAAATCTCATCCATTTCTAACTGTGATATTTCTTTAGCTTTACGTGCATCCACAAATTGTGGAATTACTTGCTTATGAAATATAGAGCCTAACGCTTCTTGATTTGACATATTTGAAGCATACGCACAAAAAGTTATATGTCAACACCCAATGTGCGTTGCCAAAACTATTGTATGACAACGCTTTTGGGCCACTAATGGACAGCTGCCTTCTATTATCACTAGCTATTAGAGGCTAAAACAGATGACTCCGATGCTCTAAATTCATTTAAATCCCAATCAAATTCATCACATATATCTAAAATCTGATGAGCAAAAATACGGTTTATACCTTTTTCAAATTTTTGTATTTGTTGGTAACTTACACCAATTACGTCAGCAACATTGCTTTGTGTGAGTTTAGATTGTTTTCTCAATCTTTTAAGATTGCTGCCTATTTTTTTATGGTTTAAATTATTTACAGGTTTCATTTATTTCCTTTTTAAGTTGATTAAATATTGCATGATTGTTATTTATTTTCCAATAATGTTTTTGGTTAAGTCTTAATGATACATGATAAACTAAACTAGTATGATCTTTAGTTGTTAGTTTAGCAAGTTGTGGATAAGAAAATGCAGTACATTCTCTTAACAAATTAATAGCCATTGATCTTGGTAATACTAGATACTGTGATCTTATACCACTAAACAATTCTGACTTTTTAATTTGGAACCATTTGCATACGGTATCAACAACAACTCCATATACATTTTCATTATGTATTGGTTTAGTATCTGGTACAAATTTAAAGATAGTTTTATTTCTTTCTTTTGCATCTTTGTAACCAGCATTATAAATGTCATGTTCTCTATCAGTATGTAATTTAACTGTAGAATGATCTGACGGTTTTAATTGTGCTTTAGACATTAGTTTTTCTCCTTGATGCTTCCATTGTTCTCCATACTTCTATTTTCATTTCAGCAGTTTTTCTTTGATTTTTCAAAGTCAATTGCTCAACATTTAATTTATGCAGCTTACTAATATGATTAGTATAATGCTTAGATGCATAAAATTGTTCGGTAGCTTTAGATACTGGAAGTTCTGATCCAGCAACAAAAGCACCTTTAATATGTTTTAATATTTCTTGTCCATACGTTAGCTCTGCTTGTACTTTAGCAAATACCTCATCAGTACTTGCTAAAAATGTTATTAACTCGTCTATTTTCATTTAACCTCCTAATACATTGTTCCAGAATCAGATGTTGAATCCCATTCTTCACGTGATTGTTCATAATCTATTGTATATGTACCATCTTTAGTACATACAGTTACATCGCCACTTACATGACCTTCAAATGCAAATGAACCCCATTCTTCTAAAAAACCAAAATCATACCATTTTGAAATTAACCAACCTTCTGTTAATTGAAAATTAGAATAATCTACTACGACTAATTCAAATATTTGTGTAATATTAGTCTTAAGTTTTTTATAATCATATTGTAATGGTTTATGAGTTTGAATCCAACCAGTTGGTTTATATTTATCTAAATCCAAAGGTTGATTATCCATATCAATTCTATCACAATCTAAATATTGAAACGCATCATCAAAACCACCTTCATCATGACCACCTTCAAAATGTAAACGAACATAATGTATTCCATCATCATGCATTTTTTTGTATATTTCTTTTAAAGGTTCTGCATTTTTCTTTTTAATTTGTAATGCAAATGCTTGTCCTTTTTGGTATTCACTCCACCAATCTTTGTGATTTGTATCGTGATTAATAAATTGACCTACTAATTTAATGTCTTCTCCTATCATAACTTATGTTGTCCTTTCCGCATCCATGATGCTATTCTTACGTTTTTAATCCAATCATCAAAGCTAGGTATAAACCCTAGATCTTCGATAATATGTTTTTCTACAATTAGTCTTACTGGAATAGCTTTGTTATCACTATTCGTTATTGTATGACCAAACTCTTTTTCGGCAGCAAAACAACCTTCTGCATGATGCCTTAAAGCTCTGTGTGCAAAATGAGAAGTAAGTTTTTTACTCTCATCCATCCAATCATGTATAGGTTGGTAGTCGCTTACACTACCACCCCATTTTTTAACACTTGATTGACTATGGTAAAAACAATTAGCCATTATATAATCCTTCCCAGTGATCAGATCGCATCATTTCTGCGACTTGTTTTTCTCGTTTTCTCGAAACATTGTAAACAGCTCCTCTGGTGATTGGGTGAGTCGCCCAGTCAGTCGCAGTTTGATAAATCGCAAAAATTGTATTGCCATATTTAGCAACATACTTACCCCATAAAGAGTCCAGATCACGCATGACAACAATACTGTTATTGTCGATGTCGAGATTTGCTTTACGAGTGTTAGCCAATGTTTTTCTGAATAGTTCTGTAACATCATTTACCTTCACTTTCTTTTGCATCATTTTAAACATTTCGTCACCCATTTCTTGATGGCTTTCTAAACCAGCACGAAACTCAGCGACACTGTAGGTTATATCCTGTTTGGAACTATGTTTATTGTAAACAGTAAATGTCCAATCTGGTCTAACCATACCATTTAAGCACCACATATAAATAGATGAGAACATAATTTGCTGTCCCCATTGTCCATCAAGTGATGAATAAATTCTAACTTGTGGAATAATACATTCGTTAGATCGTTTATTAGAATCTAAATAGATTTGCTTATTCCAAAAGTTTATATTTCTTCTAAACTTTTTACCATCAGCATAAACGTGATCTTCTGTAGTTATTTTCCATTGATCTATATTTGGTACAGCATCTAATATTACTTCATTTACTTTTTCAGATAATACAGAATATGGTCTGACAATATAATCATCAGAATGTATACCTAATAATTTACCAGTATCTTTTCTTACTAAAGCATATCTTTCTACTGGTGTATCTTCTTGATCAATTGCAATATCATCTTCTTTTTCTGACCAATAAAACAATTGTTTTTTTTCTACTTCAAAATACGCACTTGGATCTATTGTGAGTAGATTGTTTACTTT